ATAGGTGCGAGTAATGCCTCTAACTGTGGGTACATCTCTAACAACTTACCATCCTTAATAGCAGTCAACACCTGAGATTCTTTCCAGTGTAGCCCTTCAAGGATCTGTAACCAGTTCATTTCTCGCTTCCAATCAACGAGCTTCTGCATGTTACCACCAGGAGTAATAAATGCACTAATGCGGCGCCACTCCATTTGGATAGTGGTGTCGCCCATACCATCAGGCATATCCTTATCCAACTTTAAAGTATCAGGTGTACCTTCAGGCAGATTCCAGTCAGGTTTCTCTGCGCCTACACCAATTCGTACAACAGGTACAACTGTTTGATTTGTTGCCGCCCATTGCTTCAAGCGTTTAACTTGTTCTTCAACACCCTCGGCTTTAAAGACCCAATCAAAGCCTTCATTTGCTTGTCTAAACTTCATTCCTAAACTCCAATTCATTCTGCATTGCATTTCTAACTTGAGGATACATTGCTTGTACATTATCCAAACATGCCTGAATATGGTCAGTTTCCATATCCTTCAGTAATATATATGTCAACGGTAGATCACCGTTCTTGCCATATGTACCCCAAGCAAGTGTTTTGCGTATAAGAGAATGGCTGTCGTCATCATACACACAAAGATCTACTTGGTCATCATGTACAGAACACCGAACATAGTCTAAGCCGCCGTCAACCATATATTCCTTGCCATTTGCATCAAGGTGTGTTACATAATCATGGCGATGGCGACTCTCAATAATAGTACCATCAGGTGTTCGCATAGCATTATATAATAGTTTACTCATCGCCCAGTGTTTCCGATATGCCTTTTTTAATTGCGGCAAGTGTGCCTATTTGGAAGAAGCCTTGGGCTTCTTCCGAGGACAATTCATATGTTCTAGGCTCAGGTATGTTTGCAATCTTAGCCCACTCATCCCATTCATCAGATGAGACGAGCACATAATCCTTACTTAAATCACCTAGTGCAACTCGCATACCTTCACGGATAAATGAGTTTACTGTATCCTCATCCATATCAAAAACAACTGTGGCACTACCATCATCATTCTCAATATAGTTTGTTACCTCAATAGTTTGAACTGCCATTAAAAGTCTCCTAAGACATCAATCATATTCTTCATACGGAATTTCATAAAGTAATTGAGCAACTGGCTTTTATCCTTACCCTGTTGACTCTCATAAGATTTAATAATATCATCCTTGATATCCTGGGGTGTCATTGATAAATCAACTAACTGTTTGTTTCGTACATAACCTGCCGCCATCTCACCTGTGACAAACTCCTCAGGTGATTGTGACCGCCACTCTGCAATCAAAGCCTTACGAATAGGCTTCTGCCGCTTGCCTGATACAAAAGTATCACCATCACTTAACATGTTAGGTACACCGTCACCCTTGTCACCTGTGATAATATGCTCCATCAAAATTTCCTGTGGGGTACAATCAATCTTAATGAATTTCTTTTTAACAGGTGAGTATTGTTTCACATTAGGAAACTTAAACAACTGATTAAAGTCATGGTCACCTGATACTACAAGGAACGGTTCAGTCTCCTCAAACAATGCACCGGGCTTTAGTACACTCTGAGAATACTCTGCAAGCGTCCCAATTACATCGTCAGCCTCAGCCCCATGACAATCTATAATAGGATAGGGAAAGTACTCATCTATCTCATTACGAATTGCATTGAGTGCTTCAAAGATTGTGTTCCAATCAAAGCCACTGTCATCGCGAGTTTTCTTACGACTAGCCTTGTAGTGAGGAAATACTTCCCTGCGCCAATAATGTCTGTTGTCACATGCAATAACAACTTGCCCATACTCAGGTCCAAACTTTACCTTGTAGCTTCTAATTGCGTTGATAATCATATGACGAAGCAAAGGTACATTGACCTCTACATCAGTGCGTCCTCGCACCTCTGCCATAAATGTGCTAATTGCAGTTTGGTTAAAATCCACTACTATCATTGGAACAACCCCTCTAAGCCTTCTTCTACAGGCTCTTTAGGTTCTTGTCCGTAGACATATCCCAGGTCAGAATAGTATACACCCTGTGTACGCTTAGGTGTGCCATCATCATTATATGCCATAGCAACACATCGCCAAGTCATCTTATGCTCTCGGTTCTCTCCATAGAAGTTATCCTGCCAGTCACCATTGCGAAGATATGCTTCCATGTTAGCGACATAGCCAGCGGCATACTTAGACTTAGCAAGTGCACCTTTAACACCTGCTCTATCATCTTTTGCATATGCGGTTGCAACTTCCTTATTGTGTTTAATCCATTCACGGACTTTTTTCAGTGAGAGATAGTGGTCATCATCTAATGCAACCACATCGGGATGGATGTTAGCGTATGTAGGGGGATTGGCGGCTTGCCGTTTTGCTCTAGCTACAGCCAGTCTTTCGGCAGCCGCCGCTCGTTGTTCCTCAGTCATCGGCTTGCGGCGCTTGCGGACTTTTTTCTGAGGAACTTCTTCGTTGGTTACTTTTCTTCGTGCCATATATAGGACTCCTTTAATAATACTTATATAGTACTACAAAGAGCCTTCAATGTCAAGCACTAAATTTAGTGATTCGGTCCAAGACGACCGTTCTCCAACCTTGCTTTTCAGTATCGAACACAACTAGGTTCGTATCTTTGGCTTTACTTGTGCCAGTAGTTTCAGGTACTACACCTTCTTGCAGTGTAGCTTTCATTACACGGTCAGAGCCGTCGAGCTTTGTAAACTCAATCGTCACTTCACCTTTTTGTAGGAATTCAATCATTTCATTTCTATTTAAAGTCATACTATAGTCCTTACACATTGGTTTAGTTTAGTTAAAAAGTTATTAAAATATAAATTTTCTTTAATATCATTAGAATAGAGGCTTAGTGCTACATCATAATTATGTTCTAAAACATCTCGCATAGATTCATACCAGGCTAACTTGTCAGGTATTGCATCTATTTGTTTTAACAACTTAACAATAGCATTTAGTCTGTCATCATTAGATAGCTTATTATACGATTCATCGAAGTGATTGTCAAATGTTTTATAGCCAATATCGCGATATAAATCTAACTGGCCTTTGCTACCCACGGCAACGAATGGTAGACAGTAGCTAGTAGCTTTAGATACTTTTTCGTGGGTGGCTAAGAAGTTATCTGAATCAAAAGATGTTTCCACTGGTACATGCATCCAAGCATTACTTAATATTTTTGGGTTTATATGCATCTTGCGAGCCTTCTCTTTATCAGAGAGACTGCGATCTATAAAAATTTCCATATCCTCAGGTAAATACTGTTTTTCTTTGGCATATGAACACAAATTATTTACCCATAAATCTTCCTCTATGAGTTTTTTGTATACCTCATCTCGCCACTGAACACCCCTCCTACCTATAAAACAAGAGAGAGTTTTTATGTAGTGCTTATTTGCCGTTTTATATGCTAACTGTTCTTCATAAGGACTATGCCACCAATCAAATATTTTATCTAATGGAGGATAATCTAAGGGTATTACTTCTGGATTTGCACAACCAACAAGATCCCCCTGATTAGTTAAAAACTGGGGTGTCACATAGTAGTAAAACAAGTGAAAGTTACTAGCGTGTTCTGGTAAAGTCTTTTTGTATTCCTCATACTTCTCAGGTAAGTAGCCATTGCCCGTAAACACTATAACATCAGAAGGAACAATATTATATCGGTTGAATAGGGTATTCAGATGTGCAAAAAACCCACCTGGTCTTTGATTCTCCGTTTCCGTTGTAAAGTCTAAAAACAGTATTGCCTTCCTGTCTTGCAGTAACTTTAAATCGTCACTGTTAAAATTTATAAAGAAATCCTCATCCTCAGATTTACGCCAATGCCCACTATGTAAAATTGTTTTATCAGTATCTAACTGAATTCCACTGTGGTATAGCGACTGTGCTAACGGTGATATTCCATATACGCCAAACTCAGGTGTTATAGATGTTTTAGGATTTATTTTCATTTCGTTTCTTATCAATTAGCCAATTTAGTTTTGTTCTCAAAGTTCTATCTAACCTAGAAAACTGTGCGATTTCTGTGTCAGATAACTCTGCCTCAGGTTTCGCGGTGAAAACTTCTTCTGCGGTTTCTGTGGCAGTCTCATCCAAAGAGGTAAAGGTAATCATCTCACCTCTATACTCTCGCAAACTCATATTTGCCGCAATCACCAGCAAAATAGCAAGTGGGTCGAAAACAAATATAAGCATTATTATAATGAATCTAACGGCTTTGTCAATAGTATTCTTATCTGTTTGGTCATATATCATCTCAGCAATATACTTGATAGGACCAACTTCTAATTCTATCTCAAGGGCGGCGCTTTGGAGCGGGCTAAGTGCTGCCTGTATTTCCTCAATGGATTCAGATGCTCTTTGTATTGAAAGATTTGTTGCGGCTCGCTCTTCTCTTTGGCTTTCTCTAACTGCAATAGAACCTTCGGGTCCTCTGATTCTATCATAGTCAATGAGTGTTTGTACTGCGCCATCCAACTGTTGTAGAACCTTTTCTCCATCGGCGATAATTCTTCGCTCGTTAGCAATTTGTCTTTCCAAGTTTTGAATTTGTAATTCATTATCACCCCCTACTGATATTGTGTGTTCTAAATGTGCTTTGGATAAAAAGCCAAAGATACCCATAGATGTAATAAGTGAAAGGACAATTACTGCTACTGTAAAGTAAGACTTCATCACCAATGCGGCTTTGTCCCAATAACGATAGACCCAAGATGCTGTAACAAGTTTAGCAATTTCTAACACAACACCCATTGCTAGGATAGACATAGCGGCGGCAGGAAAGATTGACATGAGACCGACAATCGAAAAATAGCCTGCGACTGCTGATACAGCAAGTGCTGAAAATAAT